AGACGGTCTTCCTGGTCTACCAAGATTTAACTTATGTGTAACACCATACTCACCACGCAACACAGGTGGTAGTAATGCTTCTACCATTTCTGATTCATAGTAATGTAGATCGCCAAGATCATAGCCAACAGACTTGGCTTTCCAACGTTGACAATAATCCAATGCTTGATTTCGAAGTGAACGATAGATTAAATTCTTAGCATCCTTCTCACCAATAGCCTCCCAATCTTTAAGTTTATTTGGGTGCTCTGCGAACCATTGATACAGCGATTGTCTTATGTCCTCCAACTCAACCATAGAAAACTTCTTATGGTACTCTGAGGCAACCGCTGTTACAATGTAGTCCCACTTCTCAATGCTATCCCAATCCAATTACTTCCACACCTTCCCATCAAATACAAACGAACCGTCCATATTAACTGGAACAAGATGGGGTACAACTTTATTTCCATCCACGTATAAGACACCGAAACCTTTGTGCCACGTAAACAATCCACCCTTGATATATCTAGCAAACTTAAAGTCCATTAAGCAACCGACTTCTAATCCCCAAATAGTTTTAGGATGTCCACCAAAGTATGACTGAGTGTAATGTGTTAAGCCCATTCGGTGCGTGTGTCCACAAACTACTGACATACCAGCACGCTTGGCTAATCCAAGTGCGGTAGCACCAGCAGTAGGTTGTACGTTGCCTTCATCACCGTGTAATAGCAACCAGTTAGGTGCTAGTTCATATGGTTTCTCGTGGTATTTAATACCCAGGTTATCTAACTTAAGGAAGTTCTTTAACTCCAACTCAGGTAAGCCAGCCAATCCCGGTGCCCTTGTTTTAATTGTATTAAATAATCTATCTGTATGATTACTACGAATCATATGTTTAATCTTTAATGATTCAAGGACTCGATAGGTTTCATCTCTATCTCTAGCAATAGACTTCTCGTGCTCGAGATCGGTTCCCCTACTCCATTTGGATATAGTCTGCATATCCATTTCGTCCCCAACAGATACTACCTCGTCAGGTTTATATTGTTTTATAAACTTAGACAGTACGGATACTGCCTTTCTATCGTGGTACGGTACCTGCAAATCAGACACGCAGACTATAATTTTCATTTGCTCCACTTTTCTCTAAGAACTAACAGCCCTATGACTGCATAGTTCGCCATATCTTTGAAGGAGTCTTCAAGAGATTCGTGCTCTGGATCTTTATTACTATCAACCAAGTTATTTATACGTGCTAACTTATCGTGCATACGTACACGCAAGCCATTGATTGCACCACCAGGTGCTTCGGCAATGTTCTTTGGTCCGTAATCTTTATGTTTAGATAACAACAAGTCTATTAATTCCTGGAATGTTTGTGCTACTGCTGACTCAAAAGAGTTACTGTCAGGGTGAGTACGAGTTTCCCATCCACTTTCTGTATCTGACTTATATGGAAACCTTGCTCTTCCAAGTGGGTTATAATCTGCCATTCTTCACTTCCCCTCTTCAAGTAACTGCTTGAGTTCATTGTCTATTTCCATCATCTGTGATTCAATAATCATCTCTTCTACTATATCTTTAATTGCTTCGGGCTGTGTCTCTGCCGTAAACAATGTCATATATGTAGACTGGGTTATAGTCTTTATCTGATCTGGTTTATCTGCATATTTATACAGACACCTAAGCAAAGAACCTATCATTAACCTAGTCCCATTAGGTAGAACTAATGCTGGATCAAACTCTTCGTCATCTTCCAGTAAATGATCTGTCGCTTCAAACACATTCTCAAAATGCTCTCCGCATTCAGGGCACGGTGGTATACTTTTATCCATCTAGTCCCGCCTTATCCCTAATATAATCAGCACCAAACTTTACATATGAACTATTCACATCTTCTCCATCTGCCATCTGCACTACCGTAACTGGCAGTTCCCTAGCCAGACTTGTTGCAAATTCTTTTCCCGGTTGATCTCCATCTGCAAATACAAAGACTCTCTCAAAGTCAGCGAGTAATCTAGTGTAATGTTTCTTCCAACTATTAGCACCAGGTACACCGATACAAGGTATGCCAACACAACTAGATAATGTAATCGTATCTAACTCGCCCTCACATACTCCTATAAAATCCCCTGCTCTTTCTATATCTAAAACATTATACATTCTAGTTTCCACGCCAGTCATACCCATATACTTAGGTTCAACTGCAGGATTAAGAGAACGAAATCTTAAATCAACTACGCCAGTTTTAGTGATGTAAGGAATGGATAATCTACCAGTAAATGCTTCGTGTCCAATCTCAGGCTCCACGACTACGCCGAATCGAGCCAGCCGTGCTGCTTCCATTGATATACCTCTGCTTCTGAGGTAATCTTCTGCCTGATAAATGTTTGCTGCGTACTTCTGAGTCGCTTGACCCAATAATTCTTTCTGCGATATGCTTTGCCTCACGTATATCTACCCCTTCTTGCTGTGCAATAATTTGTAAACTGTTACCTTGGACTCCGCAGGCGAAGCAGATGAATAAGTTATCGTCGAGATCAGCGCTTCCTGATTGGTGAGTGTCCGAATGGAAAGGGCACTTGATATTAGCCTGCCCGTGTCCTTGTCGTACACTTGCTCCGTAATGGATGAGTATCTGTCGTATGTCTGGTAAGTCATTTCCCCGCCCTCTTAGTCCATTGTTCAAAATCTTCCACCACCCAAGCCTTGTCTATTCCTGCTTGCCTACGTTTAACTATTACAAACTTATACGGTACTTCTTTTAATCCTCTAGCCTTAGCATAATTCTCTGCTTCAACTTCTGCTTCTCTCCAGAACTGCGGTAGATCTAACTTCTTTGTTGCTTTTAATTCTAGTATGTTAGCCGTTCCTTCTAAGAATGCAACTACATCACCCTCATCTTTGGCGCCAGCCTTAGTTAATCTTTCCGCTAGTATATCTCTTGACCTTAGCCATTTGACTACACTAGTTTCAAAAGTAGCACCTTTACGTTTACCATAACTACTCACGCCAGTCCACCTTCGGATATTTAGTAAAGTTAATAAAGAAAAATAAGAAATCAAATCTATTTACCCAAGCAATTACTTGAGCAGAATGACCAATCTCTATGTCTAATATAGGATATCTTTCATACCCAATACCAAAACAATGAATAGTATTAAGTCCAATAGTAACAGATCGTCTCCCTAAATCTCTAGTTGGCATATCAATGGTTTTCCGGGATGTCATCAACGAACATATACTCAGGGTTAAATGCAATCCAAGTCATTAGTCCACCTCCTGCGTCGGCTCTTCCATATCTATTCTTGACAGGAGCCACACCCATTGAACTTCCGACAACACCAAGTGTACATATAAGCGCTGGAAGTTGAGCCACTTTACCCTGGATAGCAGAACGTGGCTGACACGGTGACCCAATAACAGCCTCGCTAGTGTGATGAAGAACGACAACAGCCGAATTAGTAGCACGAGCAAGATACTTCAACTCCTTCATAATCGCTCTCATTGAAGCGAACTCTTCGCCACCATCTGTGGCTACATCCATTAAGTTATCTACTATGATAAGCGTAGGAGAGCAACCCCATAATTCTTCAAAGGCTTGGACTTCTTCATCAATATCTTGTAGTGTTGGTGCTGATTCAAATGACCAGACTATATGGCTACTCTTGGATAGAGTAGCCTTAGTCCAACCAACATCAGATTGTAGCATCCCCTCTACATCTGTTTGGTTTTTTCCAGAAATCATAGACGCTAGTCGCATAGCCATTGTATGTGCATTAGTATCTGCTGAGATGTAAAGTGTTGGCACCTTCATCTTTAATGCTAATGCTAATGCAAGCGTCGACTTTCCGACGCCTGGTGCTGCTGCGAACATAGAAACTTCAGAGCGACGGATGATGATCTTGTTTGATTCAAATGCTTTAAAGCAAGATGGTAATGGTTCCCCACCAATACTGGCACGACCAACTGATCTGACAAGTGTACGCATCCTGGTTCCTTTCTAGTTCCGAAAAAAGATTTATGCCAGTCTTTTAATTTACTGGCTTGCATTGGTCAGGTGTTCCTTGAGGTGAAGGACAAGACCAGAATGCATATGGTTTACCACTAGCCTTGCTGATTCCCTCTCGCCATATACGGGCTCCGTGTTTGCATACGGGTGACGCTGTACCTGACGCTACTGAGACTGGGGTTGGAGCGGAGTAACTCGAGGGCTTTGTGCTTGTAGTGGAACTCGATGTCGAGGACGGGTTTAGAGCATACGAACCTACTATCTTTTGTTGAGTCGCAGCAATTTGTGGAGAGTAATCTCCTATGCCTTCCAACAATACTGATAGTTCATCAGCAGTATTAGCACGTACGTTTATCATATCACCTGATGGTGTCTTATAGGAAACTTGTAGTTTCCAGTCTTCATTTGCCATTGTTTCTCTCATTTCTTCGAAGTGAACTGACAGTGTTCTGTAAGTCCACAACGATTGCAGTTGTTTGTGTTAGGAATAAATATACCAGCCTTGCGTGCCTTATCGAAGGAGGCAACAAGGTACTCAAGTTTCTCTTCGGTGTAATCACTAAGATCAACTAATCGAGACGTTCCTTGATCTCTAGCCATCCAGTAAGTACCGTACTTAATATCTATATCAAAGATTTGTTTAAGTCCTAGTTTGTAAAACCCAAGTTGTAATGTGCTAGTTGGGGTTTGTTGTGAAGTCTTCAGGTCAACCACTACCAAATCACCATTGACTTCAAACACCCTATCGAGAACCATCTTGACTGGTACTCCAGAAAAGATAGGGGTCAACCCCAACTCCACAGCAGGTGCACCCTCAGGTGTATACCAAATCTTCCAATCAGTATTGGCTGTTCGCCAATCAATGTATGCTTGAACCCACTCAGGTCCCGTCTGTTGCCAGAAATCTACATTCTCCCTATTGGGAAATGCTTTAGATGTTCTGCCACCAACACGAGCAAATGTTAAGTCAACACCTTCTGACTCTTTAGCCCAAGCCTTGTCCCATAAAGTAAGCGCATTATTCGTTATCAAGGTTAACCTGCTTTGCTAATCGTAGAGCAATACTAAGTCCTGCTAAATTTTCCGGATGTTCTTGAGTATGAACTGTTTTATCAATAGCGTTTTGTATAGCATTTACTATGACTGCTTTAGTTTCTTGCAGTCCATCTTCATATCGTTCACGCATAATAGTGTTATAGGTTTCCCATTGCATAGTGGTAACTCCACCATCTTCATTAACAATACTAATCATAGGTTCTCCAAGTCCCACATTTCGGTGGCTGTATGAAATGATGATCCGCCTACCGACCATACGGATGGTTGTTCAGGTAGGCTAAGTAGTCTGCCTAGATAGTACTGATATCCACAGTCAATAAACGTGGTAAAGGCAGAGTAAGATATATGTTCAGGCAAGATGTATTCATTCAATTGTATAGTCATAGGAGTAGTATACCATATCGGATAGACATTGCAGGTAGGCAGGATGCAAGTCGCCTACCATCAATCAGAATTCCTATGTGTATACTTAGATATATATAATATATAATAATATATATAAGACCCCGAAGGGGTCTATATAATATATATAATAATATATATTATATATATAGGTTATGTATACCTGTGGTCGGTATGTGTGACTCCTTTCTTGTATGACTTGACATAAAAAAAGACCCCCCTTCCTAGTATCTCTACTGGGTCGGGGGGTTTTCGTGTCTCTAAGGGGCGTTTAAAGCCTTTTTAGGGGTATATCTAAGCCTATCTTCCGAAGTCTTTTTCAGCGCTGTCAGCCCATTTAGCCAATGGTCCGAATACAGCACCAATTGCAATAGCATATTGAGGGGCTAGGTCAGCAGCCAAGGCTAGTCCTAAGGTTACGGCTGATGCTAGTACTGCACGGCAGTAAGACTTGAATGCCTTTTTCTGACGCTCTGTAATTTTGAACTTCATTTGTTCTCCTTTGTTGGTAGTGGTTCTTTCGAAGCCTTTACCTTGTTGAGTATTGTTGCTTTTCCCATCCAAGGAAACCAAGGTGATGTATCATTACCGCAGTTATCTTTGATGGAAATATGTATATGTTTATTATGTTTGTTTGAACCAGTGTATTCTCTGTCACCCTTTTCGGCTGACCAGATTCTACCCTTGAATATTAAATACTTAACTCGTCTATCTGATTTAAGATGTGCGTAAACCTCGTGGCAATTAATGTCATTGTCAGGGTCGTGAGTCAAGTCTACTGCTAGCCCAGTATTGTGGTCCGAAGTCGGGCTGGCTTTCAGATGAGCAGCAGATGGTAGCAGACCATCGCTTGCTTTC